GCCCGCCTGATGTTTCCAGGCGCTTCGCCGTTGCCATTCCCGCCACAGGAAAAGAAAGTTCACCACTTTCCACAAACTGAAAGGAGACACGACACATGCGCCCTTCTGTACTGCTGTGAGTGATCCTGACCTGTCCGTCAATGCTGCCCTGCATTTCGCCATACTGCGGATGGACCAGCGTACCAGGGCCTGCGGTTTCAATGGCACCAATAAGACGATCCCGCCTGTCTGCGTAATCATCACCGACAAGATAAGCATTTATCGTCAGGCGGCGCGTGGCGCGACCTAAATCCTCCGTCCAGGGCTTATCCCTGTTCGGATATTCATGTACCTGTACGCGGCGTCCAAACGTGCTTTCATCATCTTCAACGGAGAAAGGCACTCCACGAAATGATGCATCACGCAGGCGCCCGCGCCAGCCAGTTGAGGAGAAAAAAGCCATATTTACCCCATAAGAAAACCTGCCGGAGCAGGTTTATCGTGATGTACGAAAGGGTGAGTAACCCACATCATGGCTGATGTTCATCAATGGATTACCGGATTTCGGTATATCAGTCACACGCATACCTTGTGGTGCATTCTCAAATGTCACTTTGAGTTCGCTGCGCTGCGTTGATGGCGGGACAGCTCGCCCGAGTACGCCAGAACGCCGGGTCAGTGGCACATAAGGTTGATAACGCCCCTGCGGAATCGGGGTGTCCATACCAAGAAGCTCTTTGAGTCTGGGAATAAAACCGTTATACCCGCGTTCACGCTCCTTCGTTTGCAGCTTCTGTACAGCGAATGCGCCAGCATCCATACCCGCATCCTTTGCCCCCTGCTCCAGATCCTTAAGCTCTTTAAAGAGTGACACCGCCACGCCAATTGTCAGCGTCATGGCCCCCATCCGGCCAATTTTACCCAGCAGACCGGAAAGCCGTCCGGCCAGCAGGACGGACTGCTGCAGGGCACCAATGGTCCTGACGGTAAAAGAACCAGCCATAACCAGACCAACCCCTTCAATCACCGTCTCCCATCCGCCCATCTCCTGCGCAACGTTATCGACCTCCTGCCATACCGCCTTAATCACCGGAGCAACATCGTCCCAGTTCTCAATGATCAGCATAGCGCCGGCCACCAGCGCCGCAATGGCGACTTTCGCCGGAGAGAGGTTAATGACACTGTTCAGGATTTTGACAGCCCGGGACAGGCTGCCAATGGATACGCCAACAGCCAGCAGCGCCGCGCCGAACTTCGCCGCAGACTGAACCAGTTCAGGATTCGCGCGAACGAATGTCCGGAGCTGCTCCAGGTAAGGCATGACCGCTTCTGCAGCTTCGTTAATGGCGGGCAGGAAGGTATCGCCCAGCGTTACCGAAATCGCATTGACGCTGTTTTTCAGCAGAACCAGCTGGTTTTCTGTTGTGGACGCGCGGGATGCGTATTCCTTCTGCATCGAGCCGCCATATTCCTGGGCATCAGCCACACGATCAAAATTGGTGCGTAACAAATCCAGGTTGGTCAGCAGCGGGGCAATCGCGCTAAGTGACTCCTTGCCAAACAGCGCATTCATGACGGCGGCCTGTTTAGCTTTTGGCACTTTCGCGAGCGAGTCCAGCACCTTCAGCATGGCCCCGCGCGAATCCTTTTGCATATCCTCAGCGAGTTTCCGGGGATTCAGCTTCAGGAAAGCCATAGCCTGTTTCTGGGCTTTGGTTGCCGAATTACCTGCGGTTAACGACAGCATGAAGTTTTTGATGCCGGTGGAGGCAATTTCTGATTCAACCCCCATCCCGGCAATGGTGGCGCCCATCGCGGCAATTTCGCCGGATGCCACTCCGGCAACACCGCCCAGCGGACCAATCCGCGTCACGATATCAGAAATTTTCTTCGCATTTGCCGGGCCGGTATTCCCCAGATAGTTGATTTTATCGGCCAGGACAACCACGTCTTCCTGCGTCAGTCTGAACGCTGTCCGCCACTGCGCCATCATCTGACCGGACTCTTCGGCAGTGGTATCAAACGCCACACCCATTTTCACTGCGTCGTTCGCAAACTGCATCAAATCGCCGCGGGCAATGCCTGCCTGCCCGCCCGCCGCCACGATCTCTGCAATTCCCTCCGCCGCCATCGGTAACTGTGTGGACAGCGTCAGGATATCGTCACTCATCTGCGCGAATGCTTTTTTATCATCCAGGCCGTCAACCACCTTCCGGATGTCAGCCATTTTTGACTCAAAGCCGATCGCAGCATTCACGGGCAGCGCCAGCGCCCCAAGAACAGCGGTCCCGGCAGCGGCAGCACCGATCGCCAGCCCGGCCATTTCTTTCTGAAATCCCTTCAGTTCCCGCTGCATCCCTTTCAGCGGACCCGATAACTGGTCAACGGCAGTGATAATGGCCTTTAACTGGAAACTGTCAGCCATGCTTCATTTCCTCATTGATACGGACAGCCTCCGACTCCAGCTCCAGAAAATCGGATATCGCCGCCCGCCGGAGCTCCAGGGGATTTATTCGCCAGAAGTATGCGGTGTTGTAGACCCGCTTTCTGAGTCCTCCTCCGTCTCCGACCGGGTAAAAAAATTGAGGATCAACATACAGGCTTTGAAAATATCCAGTTTTGCCAGTTGCGCTGCCGAGGAGCGTGGAATACCTGCCAGCACAGGGATATATTTCAGAGCAACCGAACTGTCCAGCCGGACGCCGCCATCACCGGAAACGGTGAACGGAAAACCAATGGCTTCGATTTCATCGTAGGACGGTTCGCGCAGCTCCAGCACATGAAGCTTTTCGTTATGCGCCATAATCGGCTTTTTGAGCACAAGTTCTTTTATCACTGGTAAAATCCCTCCTCACCGTGGAACTCAAGATCCACGGTGCCCTCTTCCGGGTTATGGTTGGCTTCGCCGTGCAGCCAGGCGTTTGAGAGAACATACACCTGACCATTTGCCAGCTCTGATGTGATGGTCATGACATCAGAAGACGTAATTTTATCGACCGGGAAGTTTTTCGGCACTTTGGCGGTCACCTTCGTATACGGTGCCCGGCTGGTTTCCTTGTAGTCAACGGAACCATCCAGGCCAATCACGTCGTCACGAACTTTGGTGTTCATGGGGACTTCAATCCCTCCGGTTACCGACAGTTGCTGTCCGTCGATTTTGAAATATGTTGTTCCCGCAATTTTTCCCATTATGCAGCCTCCTCGCTGTACTGCAGACGGAACTGGTTAAGCACCGCAAACACACGTAACTGATTGACATAATCAGGCGGAAACAGCACATCAAGGCGGTTCGAATCGTTCGCGTTACGCTCAACTATCAGATGTTGCTGGAACAGATCGAAGTTTTCCACGATGCCTTCCCGCTCCAGCTGGCGATATGTTGATCCCAGCTCACCACGGATAACGGCAGGCGTGACAATGGCCTGACCAGGCCCGAAACGCGTACCATCATTAGCAAGTTTATGGCGCCCGTATTTACTGGTAATAACAGATTTCAGACGGCGCAACACATAAGCACTGGTATGCAGCGTCTCGCTGTCAAGGTAGCTGTTATCCGCCACACCATACGCATTTTTCCTGTACGTCGTGATATCCCGCTGAATACGCAGCACGCCGCTTTCCACATACGCCGTTGCCACACCGTGGGAAAGTAACGTCTGCTGTTCAGTCGTCGTGAAGCGTTTGCCTTTCGGTGCCGGCAGCATGTCCACCAGTTCCCCGGTCTGGGTCGGGCGCGCCGGATCGTTACGGATAAAAACCGCAGCACGGGCAGTACGGCTTGCAGCCAGTTCATCAGCAGGCGTCTGGGTGTCTTTCTCATAGCCCGCCAGGGTGATGTGCTGCAGGTTAAACTGGTCACCCGCGGCCACAAGCTCCGACAGCGTCCCCGTCTTCGCCGTATAAACGTGACCATACAACTGCCGGATATAACTCCAGCGACCGCTGGAATCATTCATTTCAGTTGCCATCGTGTTCACCGATGCCGTGTCGTTAAACGGAAGGCCGATATAATCGAACGGCTCATCTCCCATCGCTGCCACCGCGTCGTTAAGAGCTGGCGCACCAGCCCCCTTCACGCCGCTGGCAACCGTAATATTCACACCTGCCGGTAACACCTCCCCACCGCCAAAGCCGTAATAATTGAGAGTGACCGGAATTTCATTTCCATATAACCCCTTGTGGCGCGCAGTCAGTGTCACCACCCCCGCTTCTGATGTTGCCGTAAAGGGAAGATCAGGGTTTGCATTGACCGCATCCTTAATGCTCACAGCCACCGCCGCAGCGTCATCACCGCTGGTCACGGGAGCCTGAACGCGGGTTCGGCCGGTATAGACATTCACCGTTCCG